TTGAAAGCATCAATTTGCTTGTGTGTCAGTTCAATTAATTTATCCGATTCCATATCGTGTCGAACCCAATTTTTAAGATTGTGATATTCTTGTTGTGTTAAAACGGGCATGATTCTTTGCTTTCAATAAATAAATCAGGATTAGCTATTGTTCTTTTTTGTGCATCCTCCAATGGATTAGCACGAAGGCTCAACATATTGCTCTCATAATAACGCATTGTTGACGGATCAAATTGTAGCTTCACTTCACCAGGCGTTCCGCACTGACGTTGTTTCTTTATCTTATGACTGTAAAATATTACATCTCTATTCCCAGGAGCAGACCGATGATAAGGTCTGAAGGTGCAAATAACATTATCGCATTTATTAGCCCACATAGCACCACCGGCCAGGTCATACACATCAGGAACCTCGAAATCTCCATTGTTGTTTCTTTTTACCGTTCCTTTTGGATGTGCCACAACAAACATAAACAGCTTATGTCTTTGTGCAAATCGTTTTTGTTGACTCAGGAATGAACTGAGATATAAATCTTCACGTCCTCCGGTTTTTCGGATATCGTTGTCAAGTTGGTTATATGGATCAATCACACACCCATCGATATGATGTTTATAGATTACTGCCTCAAATCGTGAATTTATATATTCAGGCGTAGGACTGTCATCCTCTGGATAAATAAAAAAGAAATGATCGCGAACGAAATCCATTCCACGAATAAACTCTTCTTCGGTCATCTGGTTACTGTAATATGGCAGTGTACTTTTGCCGACATACATATGCACAATATCATCATAGAAGTCTGAAGGCGGGTCTTGCTCCGGAGAAAAAAACGCCCACTTATACCCATCTTTTACAGACTTAATAAGGCAGAGTTGCATCATCATTGTTGACTTGCCCTGGTTCATTATACCGTGCATCAAAGTAAGCTCACCACGTTTGAATCTGAATCTCTCATCCAATGTATCAAAATAAGTAGATTCTCCCCGACTGCGACCATTATGAAACGTGGCAAGCATATTATCTCTGACGGCATCCAGGTAAACTACATCCTTTAGTGGCAGATCAATTGCCAAATCAGTTATTTTGACAATCTTTTGTGTAATAGTTTCAATCGCATCACCTTTACCGTTAAAAGTACAACTGCCGAACTGATGAGAATAATTATTATAAACACTTGTTGCTATCTTCTCAAAGTCTTTCATATCAACTGTCGATGCTGCATTATGATATTTGAAAGACACAAGTGATATTGCTTCATTCAATGATATGCCAAATACATTTGTTGCTCCAAACATTGATACAAGAAAATTATGCTTGTTCCCGTCTGCATAAAATTTACCTTCTTCCGTAAATCGTTCTTCTATTTTTGCAAGTATCTCATGACTGTCTGTAAGCGGTCCAGAAGTGCGGATAACCTTTTTGATTATCTGTTCTTCTTTTATTGTGGTGAAAATTTTACTGTCTGGATTATAGTAAATATTTGGATCATAACTTGAAAAACAGAATCTTGCAATATCCCTAAATTCATCTAATTGTTCATCTGCATAGTAATCAGTTAATGCTCGTGCGCTAAACTCATGCGTCAATATACTGTCCGGAATCTTTACCACAAGTTTTAGTCCGTCACCAGAGGGAGACAAAAATAAAATGAAAGTATATGGATCAGATTCAAGTCGCTTACGCAATTCAGGCAGACGTTCACCTAAATGGTCAAAATCAATAGCAATAAGTCCTGAGTGTTTCACACAGGCATCATTAGCGTGTTTTGAAAATATACCAGAAAAACAAATAGCCGGAATCTTTACTTTGATTTTTCTCCTACGTTCAGGATCAGGCTCCATGCGAAGCATATCAATAAGAACACGATCTTTACCGCTTCTGATACGGTCAACTATAACGCTTACCGGAACATGATAAGGCTTATTAACCTCCGTTACTTTCTGAAATATAGTTACCGTTTGCATACTCTATTGTAAGCATCGTAATTAAACTCATCATTTGTTATAAATGATTTGTTGTAATTCTTGTTCTGTCATCTTGATTGCCATCCTGGGATTATATAAGCGGGAGTCACGGGTGAATTATTCTTTACTGGAGATATAGAAATTTCATCTTCCCATCTTCTTTCGTTCAGATATTTTTCTGGATATGGTAAATACTTCTTATCACTTATCGATTTTAAAAACGAAGGTAGTGTATCAATTATTGTCTGACGTTCCTGATCTTTTAATTTATTCCATCTCTTAATGCAAAGTTTTTTATTCCCCACTTTTTTACCATAAGCCTCCCAAAAAACATCAAAAGATATATTTATATCATTATTGTCTTCTTTTAATTCTTGTTTGGGTGCAGTCAGCGTTTCCGTAGCGTTTACTTGGCGTTTACTTTGTGTTTTCGTATCGTTTACCATACCCTGATAACTATCGTAATTACAAACCGTTATGCGTGTAGTATTTTGCATCCCTTCGTATACTAACATTGAGTCTTTTTGTAACAACTCAAAAAAATCTTTTACTGTCTTTTTCGTCACATTCCATCTCTTTGCCCATGTGTCAAGACTCATTACAGACTGTCCCCTTTTACATTCAATTAAAGTTCCTTTTATTAAAACCTTATTGTCGCAATGATTTACACTTAAAAGAACATCAATCCACCATTTAAATCTATGGTCTGATTTCCAAATCCAATGGTCACGTATCTTTCTGTGTAACATTATCCACCCCTCACTCATGACACAAAAATAGAACCCCGTCCGGCACAAAAAAACCTTCAGGCCCTGGGAGTGTACGCTCCACCTGAAGGAATTTAAGCCCGTGACGGGGTATGTTTAAAATCGGTAAATTGCAAAAATCATTCATCGTACACTTAATTTGGTATTGCAAATATGCAATCTTATTTTTTGATTTACAAATTTTATATTAAAATAATGACAAATCATTCACGTGCCAATATTGATATGATTCAGATTTCATTTCAATCATTCGTGTATCATCGTCAATAATTGGACCAATGTATTTAAAGCTGTACGAAGGTCTATAAATTAATTTTCTACCGCTTGTGTCCGGACCTGGAATTTTTAAGTTACTGCCCGTAGCCATCCAGTTTTTTGTGTCTTTTGTTAACGCAATACCAAATGTCGGATTCATTGTTCTGATATACATTTGATGATTAAGTTTTAAATATAAACCAGAAATATAGTCTATTAATTTTTTACCTATACCAAGTCCCTGAAAATCAGGTAAAACAACTATTCTGCTAATTCTACGAGAATTTTCATCACCAACACCAGGAAAAGGTAATATAGCTATAAAAGCCACGTTTTTATCGTTCCAATTAATTTGATAACAAATTGCAGCAAAATGTAATTCTTGAGTTAAATAATGATGTTGTTTATATATGGACCAAGCTGATGGCCTACATCTATATATTTGTAATTTAATTGATTCACGCCGAAGACAGTCAGGTCTTTCGACCCGCCCCTTAATTGGACTGTAAATCCAGTCTGGTTGTAACCATTCCATAATATCAAAATGACACGAAGCAAGAATGATTTTTTTATTTTCTCTGCGTATGTATTTTTGTAACGCATTACTCATGGCTTTTGCAACGTCTCGATCCACGACACTGGTATATTCATCGACTAAGATCGTGTCACTGGTGTCAGCTTTTGCAACCAAATAAGCAAGTTTAGCTCGATATTGTTCTCCATTACTTAAAATATTAAAAGGACGTAACCAAGTTGGCACACTTGACAAACCCATAGAAGATAAAACTTTTGTAGCTTCAGATGGTTCTAACCAATCAAAATTAGAAATTAATGATTTATCATTATCAAATTTAACATCATCAATCAAACCAAATTTTTTCAATAAAGTAGTTTTGCCTGTTCCTGAACCTCCATATATAACACCTATGTTCCAATTAAATGTTTTGCAATCATGAAAATTAACAGGAATTTCAACTGTCGTTTCTTCTTTATTTTGAATATCAAATGCTTCATATACATAATCAGTATATTTATCATTAATAATTTTATTTTTCAAAATGATTTTTTCCATCACATAAAATTTAAAATTTGTTTTTCAACATCTTCAGTCGTGCTGCCGATGTTCTTAATTATAACATCCATAACCCGCGAATAAACCTCTTCAATTGTCCCTATTGTCTCCATGATTTTTAAAATGAAGCCCCCACGAAATAACAAAACCCCAGGTGCGTAGGAGTTGAGTTTCTCCAGCCTGAGGGGTGCGTGCCTGTGAGGGCTATTCGTTAAAACTGATTTTAAAGTCATACTCT